ATGACGAAGAAAAAAGCACATAAACCTGGTTCAGCGACCATCGCGCTTAACAAGCGCGCCCGTCACGAATACTTTATCGAAGAAGAGTTCGAAGCGGGACTTGCCCTGCAAGGCTGGGAAGTTAAATCCCTGCGCGCAGGAAAAGCCAATATCAGCGACAGCTATGTCCTTCTGCGTGACGGAGAAGCGTTCCTGTTTGGCGCAAACATCACGCCAATGGCAGTGGCCTCCACGCATGTGGTGTGCGATCCTACCCGTACCCGCAAGTTACTTCTCAACCAGCGCGAACTGGACTCATTGTACGGTCGCGTCAATCGAGAAGGCTATACCGTAGTGGCGCTCTCCCTGTACTGGAAAAATGCCTGGTGCAAAGTGAAAATCGGCGTCGCCAAAGGTAAGAAACAGCACGATAAACGTTCAGATATCAAAGAGCGCGAATGGCAGGTGGATAAAGCGCGTATCATGAAAAACGCCCACCGTTAAACCTGCACTCCAATTATTGACCAGTTCCTCACCGCGCCTCCCTCTCCGGCGGCGCGAATGAACATCTTATTGGCTATCACATCCGACGAAAATGTTGCCATCCCATTGCTTAATCGAATAAAAATCAGGCTACATGGGTGCTAAATCTTTAACGATAACGCCATTGAGGCTGGTCATGGCGCTCATAAATCTGGTATACTTATCGTTACACATTGGGGCTGATTCTGGATTCGACGGGATTTGCGAAACCCAAGGTGCATGCCGAGGGGCGGTTGGCCTCGTAAAAAGCCGCAAAAAATAGTCGCAAACGACGAAAACTACGCTTTAGCAGCTTAATAACCTGCTTAGAGCCCTCTCTCCCTAGCCTCCGCTCTTAGGACGGGGATCAAGAGAGGTCAAACCCAAAAGAGATCGCGTGGAAGCCCTGCCTGGGGTTGAAGCGTTAAAACTTAATCAGGCTAGTTTGTTAGTGGCGTGTCCGTCCGCAGCTGGCAAGCGAATGTAAAGACTGACTAAGCATGTAGTACCGAGGATGTAGGAATTTCGGACGCGGGTTCAACTCCCGCCAGCTCCACCAAATAAATCAAGGGGTTACGTGAAAGCGTAGCCCCTTTTTCTTTGGTAGTGGCGGCAAAATGGCGACAGACTTTTGCGTCCATCTTGCCTGTCGCCATCTTGAAATCATGCAAAGAGGTTTCACATGGAAGAACTTCACTTTGTTTACATCAATGCAAATGGTCGTATCGCTGTTCACTCTATACAGAGCATCAGTTATAGCGAAAATCATATACAGGGCATTTGTAAGAACACCGATCGAATAAAAACCTTCCGAAAAGACCGCATTCTTAAACAGTACGATTCACCAGAACAAGCCATTCAGGAATGCGCGTCATTCCTCCCCGAAAGCTACTCACATCTCACTAAGCAGTCTGGTCCGAAAAAAAATACATTCGATGTGTGTTTCACCGGATTTAAGAAAGCAGATAAAGAAAGATTGGTTGATAAGGCGAATGAACAAGGATTAACGGTAAGAACCTCTATAACCCAAAGCCTTCAGATGCTCTGTTGCGGTTACAATGCAGGCCCATCAAAAGTATCGGCAGCCAGGATGAAAGGCACAATCATCATAGATGAGCCTGGCTTTATACATTTTCTTGAAACGGGTGAGATCCCAGATGAATAAAAACCTGCCGTAGCAGGTTCTCTTTCTCAAAAATTCATATGCCCCTGACCACCTGGCAATGGATGTGGAGGAGCAGTAGCAATCAGTGCGGGTGTCACAATAAACCGGACCACTGTTTCATGAGTAACAAAAGTGCTCCCGCAGTTAATATTTTGGCACTGGCAGTAACGCTCTTTGGTGCTTTCAGTTACTTGAAAACTGCTCCTTGTGTGTGCCGCATGACCACACTTTGGACAATTCATCATATCCAGATCCCTACCTTTGCTATCAGAATCATTGTAATGATACACAAAATATCAATATTGAGAACACTTTATTCCATTTCAAGATCATCAATCTTCACTTCGAGTTCAATACTGGTTGTAAAACCGTTATTCGGGCTGACGGTATGTGTCAGAGTCGTAATGGTCCATTCCGCATCATCTATCGGCTGTTTAAAACCACTGACCTTCACAGGCATTTCCGTGTAGAGATCTGCCCGCCCTTCTGCCAGTTGTAGCGAAAATGACGCAACGCCGCGTTGCAGGCGTTCCCACTGCATTTTCGCCGCTCGTTCGGCATTGCTCCGGTTGGCATAAGTGCGATTAAGTACCAGCACGTTTTCATCCGTACCCACCAGGTAATCGCCCTGCTTCGCTTCTGGCTCTTTCTTCTGCTTCTTAGTTCTGCGCTTACGCTTCACCGTGGTGCTTTCTTTCTTCGCAGGTTCGCGGGTATGCAACCAGCTGGCAATTACGCCCGTGTAGGCTCCGCGATCTGCCAGGGTAAATCGGTGACTGTCGCCGTCCTTGCGTGTGATAGTGATCACTGGCAGAGGTTTACCAGTGGCGCTTTTGCCCTGCCCCTGCCGGATGAATAACAGATTGCCATTTTTCACCGACGCGATGGCACCGTACTGTCGCGCCAGCCGCATCAGAAAACTGCCGTCACTCTCATTAGTCTGGTCTATATGCTCCACGGGCTTATCCGACAGGTCTTTACCCAGTGCCATCTTCAGCTTGTGCCGCGCGGCTATTTCCTTCACCACTTCCCCGACGGTGGTCTTATGCCACGATTTTTCACGGCGGGTATTCAGCGTTTCCCGAAAATCAGCACTTCGCGCCCGGATAGTCAGGCGGTCCGGTGCGCCAGTGTGTTCAATCTCGTCCACTGTGAATGCCCCTTTCGGGAAAAGCGGCTGCCCCTTCCAGCCCAGCGCCAGCGTAATAACCGCACCACGGCGCGGCAGCACGATTTTTCCGTCAGCGTCATCCAGCTCCAGATCAAGCTGGTCCGCTTCAAAGCCCCGGTTATCCGTCAGCGTCAAACTCATCAGGCGGTTATCCAGCACAGTGGTGATATCCCTGCCCTCAATACTGATGCTGAATGCGGGAGTTTTGTTGCCTTTGTTAAGCAGTTCAGAGCTGAAATTCACGACAGCAGCCCTCCCACCGTTTTACTGATATCGCTTAAGGCAGACGTTGCCGTGTCCTGCAGATTATTCAGTTGCGCACTGAGATCACCGAACATATCGGACAGGGATTCATCCACTCGTTTGAGCGACAGGGTGAACTCAATCCGGCGCGGCATACCGTCGCGGAAAAACTCCGTTTTAGTCTGATTCAGTCCCTCAATCACATACATGCCGTAAATCGTGCCGCTGCCTTCAATCAGGGGCCATGCTTTCCCCTGTTCTGCCATCTGCTCCAGTGCCAGCAACGACAGCCTGCCGCCTGTTATTTCCGGCATAAGAACACCGGAAAGCGTCAGCATGTCGTTTTCCGGTCCCAGAAACTGCGTGGACGGACGTCGGTTTACCCGACTGTTTGCCGCATGTCGCCAGCTGCGTTGATACTGCAGTTCCTGATACGGAACGGTGCGCAGCATAAACACGTACAATCCCAGCACCATCATCATGCGTCGTATCCCCCCTGATCGCTGTAGTTACTCCTGGCTTTTGCCTTCAGCCTGCGTTCACGTTCATCAAGCTGGCGTGCCACCTCCCGCGCAATATCCTGCGCACTTTGTCCTGGCTGCGTCTGAATGATGATCTGCGTCGGTGCCTCAATCCGTTGAACGAGCGGCACAGTGGCTGCGCGACTCACAATTGCTTCTCCACCTTTCGCGGGAAGTGCCAAAGGGTGCAACGGTGGAAGCTCTGCTGGCGCGGCAGCAACGCCCATCATTCCGGCAACAACGGCAGCCAGTGCAGCTGTATTTCTCCGGCTGGTCACATTTGCCGGGCCGTTAACAATTTCCGGCCCGTTTTCACCGACGATGCCAAACTGCCCGCGCGGGATATACCCGCCGCTGTCATACATCCCCGCAAAGCCATATCCCCATGATGGAAAACCACCCGATGGCATCATCACTTTACCGTCTGCATTCACCGTCGCAGGTTGCTGACGCGTCACGCTTTCCGGCAGTTTTGCCTTTGCGGCCTCTTTACTGACAATGCCGAGCTTCTCCAGCAACCAGGAAACGCCGGATTTCAGGGAGTCCAGCGGATGCATGACCATATTCAGCCCTTCCGCCAGTGCCTCCCCGAATCGCCGCCCCATTGCCGCTGCGCTCTGCAGTTCGGCAGAGGTCGACTTAACGGGCGTCAGCAGATCAGTAAACCAGCCCCACAGCGCCTGCACTTTGTCGCCAATCCACTGGAACACGGGCTTAAGCGGTTCGAACGCTGCACTGATGGGACCTGCCGCCGCTTTGAATCCTTCCACCACGCCACCGAGAAATGCGGTGATGGGTTGCCAGTATTTCCAGACAACCAGCGCCACGCCCGCCAGTGCAGTAACCACAAGACCTATCGGACTGAGCAGAGCACCTAACAGACCAGATATGGCATACAGGGCAACGCGCAGCATCGCCAGTGGACCAGATGCCAGTACTCGCAGCACCGTGCCTGCGGCGGCCAGTCCACCGCGCAGTACCGCCATGCAGGCTTCATCATGTACATGACCGACGCCGCGCAGAATCAGGAGGATGTGAACAACCTCCGCAACGCGATGAAAAGTGCCAAAGGTCCAGGCAACTTCCGCAACCTGTTTATGTACTCGCCTAACGGCAAAAAAGACGGGCTTCAGATCATCCCATTGTCAGAAGTCGCGGCGAAGGATGAATTTCTTAACATCAAGAACGTAAGTCGGGATGACATGATGGCGGCGCATCGTGTGCCGCCGCAGATGATGGGGATAATGCCAAACAATGTTGGGGGGTTTGGGGATATAGAAAAAGCCAGTTGCGTTTTTGTGCGAAATGAGTTAACTCCTTTACAAAAAAGACTTGTAGAAATTAATATTTGGCTAAAGAAAAAAATAATAGCCTTCAAAGATTATTCATTGAATTAGATAAAATGTGTGGGGGATGAAAATCCCCCCAAATTACAAATACCGTCTAACACGTATTTTATTAATGCTCGACTCATTTCCAATTCTTATCAAAGCATTTCTCGCTTTTTCTCCGATGCGTTTCATTCTTTCTGAACCATTGCTATACCCACCAAACTTAAGAGCAGTAGCTATTATTGAATCACCACCATCAAGAATGACTTTTTTAAATAAATCATAGTAGTCATCCTCTGAGGCAGCATCCAATATTTCCTCGTGCCTATCAGACCAACCATTCTGACTTGATAATTTTATTAGAACATCCTTTATAGAACCATCCAGATTTAAAGTAGTAGAATAATCTTGGATTTTTGACTTTAACTCAGCATCTTTTATAGGATGAACATTCATGTAAATAGATTGAACATATTCCTTAAGAGCATCATTGCCGTAATTAATAAATTTACTTATTAATTCACTTGCTTTAATATTTTCACCTAAATCTCTATACAGTCCGACAACACTATCCAAGTCACTTGGAGTTACATACTCTATCCCACCAACCACCGCTTGATATAGATTATCAATAACCTGATTTCGGTTATCTTCAAATGAATTATAGAAAAGCTTCCATGCTTCAAACAGTGAACCTCGCTTACTATCACGGATAAGTTCATCATTCCTTAGACTTACTTGCCTTTGGAAATTGTTCATATCAATATATCCATGCCTTACCATGTCTATAAGGACTTCATCAAGTTCGTTTGTTTTTTTATAATCATATATAAGCAAAGTATTAAGCCATTTTTTTTCTTTTCCATCCTCTTTTTCATCACGCATATAGATATTTCTCATATTTCTAATATACTCCAATGATGGTACATCTCCATCTGGAGTAAATGCGTAATGACTCCAACAATACAAAGTTAAGGAGTGTGCGACTTCATTTGCAATTTTTTCAAAATTAACGTTAATGCCAGGTAACAAGGCTAGCAAAAACCGCTCTATTTTTTTCAGTATCCTAATATTCTTAATACCCAGGGAAATGGAGTATTTGCTTAATAATTTATGAACATCAGAATTATTTTTATATGCTATAACTGCACATTCTTCTGGAGTAGGATTATAGGTAATCTCTCTATCAATAACCTTTTCTTTATAAGTGGAGTAGTCATCCATACCACTTGTCCCGTTATTAAGTAAAAGAACCACCTTACAATTTTTTTGTTCTTTCAATAAAGAAACCAACCCTAAGACATCTTTCACTTCTAAATTTTTACCACGTCTTTCTAAGTCATCTATGACTACAATAACATTAGTAATTGACATAAATGACATTGACTCAAGTGTCGTAGTGAAATTTTTCAAAAAAGGTGTATCTTTTAACACACGAGCGGTCTTTCTAGTGCAGGATTCAAGAAGCCCCTTTGCATTTTGTGTTGCTGTTTTTAAATTAGGTTTGTTTCCAATGAAATCTTTCGTAATTGTATTTTCAAAGATGGAGTATTTTAATGCGTCCAATGAATTAACACCAAAAAGAGAGACGTAACTATATCTATTAAATGCAATCTTATTTTTATTTTCCTTTAAGAAAGCATTCCAAGTATAGGTTTTCCCAATCCCCCACTCACCCTGAATAGCCATTACCTCAGGTTCTGCAGATGAAATAAAGTCTGACAACTGTTCTTTAATATAGTCTAATGACATGTACATTCTCCGAGATAGATAGTCATCCATATTATAACCCGAGTACTATCAAAGTAATAAGCGCGCGCTCGTATCCCCGCCACGCCTGCCCGCTTTATGTAATGGTTTTCATGCAGGTGCATGATCTACGCAAAAGCCCGCCAGTTCTGGCGGGCCTTAGCAAAAACGATCCTCAAACGATCATGCAATCTCATGCAGCATAGACATGCACAGACGAGTAAAGCGAATCGGACCTTACGCAAGGTGAACTCCTCAGCGGGCATAATCAGTATGTCGGAAGATCTCTAAAAATAAATAATTCGGTTAACAGGTATGCTTACAAAAGTATATATTTGATTAAAAATCATGTAAGGGGGAGGATCTCAAACTGAATCGCCACGGGTTTTACAAATTTCGATAGTCTCTCTAACGTTTCGGCTGAGGTCAAAATGAAAAGCTTTTACGTATTAATTTTAATTCTGGTTGCAAGCTTTGTTAGCGTCCCAGTTCAGGCGGTAACAGCTAAAAACTATGAGAAAGGAACTAAAGCTCAACAGAAATCAATATCTTACCTTTCATGTGCATTCTATGGCAGTAGCACACAATTAGATCCTAGCTACACGGAGCAAGTACCTACAGCCGATATCAAGATATTACAGAAAGCAGCTTACCACGCTTACAACGATGCGCTCTCATACTTTGGCTATGAGGAACCAGATCACGAACAACGCATAATTGATTATGCTGAATTTGTGGCGTCGCAAGAAGCTGTGTTATGGGATAAGCCGGGAATGAATGGAAAGCAGGTAACACTAATTGCTCGTTCTCTCTACAATGAGAGTAACTGTAACTTGTTACTGGACTCAATTAAGTAGGAAAAAGATGGTATTTTGCCCGTAGTTTCAACCTTAATCTCCGAACCTGTCGCAGAACGGGCGTTCACTCATCAAATAAACGCCACACCTAACGCCTCACTGTACTCGTTGTTCAACCTTGCTGACGCCAGAACCAAGTTCAGACGCCAGCAACTTTTCTTAATGCAGCCAGCTGTCGTCTTCCCACACCTTCTGCATAATCTTCATCACTTGTTTTCTTTCTTCGTCCAGTTGCAGTCCGGTCAGTTCCACACCGTTAGAGCTACCTTTGCGGATGCGAATTACCGTTTTGGGATACAGGGGGCGCAGATTGCGGTAAAGCTCGGATTCAAGGGCGTCCAGGGTAGACTGGCTAATCTTCTGCTCTTTATCGATCATTATTTCAATGCGCATAAAGGTCACCTCAGCTGATGACATCCATTGAGCGGTTGTATTCGTGGGTTCTGATTTTTGCCATGAGTTCATCAGTCAATTCAGAAACCCACTGCAGAGCCAGCCCCTTCTCTTCATCACTACACTCACTAGCCGCTACAAGCTTAAGAAAAAAATCAATGCGCTGGAGCTTCAAAGACTCCAAAAAATAGTCCTGCATCTTTCCTCCTATGACACCAAAGTAATACTGTATATATAACCACTGTTTATATTTACAGTATATAATAATCTTACTGATGTAAAACGTTTTTTTACGTTCATCAGCCTGAAATGCCTGGTATTATTAAGAGCACGAATTGTTAACCCGCGTAATTAATACAGGTTCCGCCACTTATCATCTTCCTGCAAACGCTGGTTCCGATAGAAGATACGCAGGCCTGCTCCTGACGGAATACTGCCGCCGCGAAGGAGTAAATCGACCTCTTTCTCGCTGCCATCAAATCCTCTGGACTTCAGTTCATAGACGAGCTGCTGTCGCTGATGGTCTGTAATTCGCTGTTTGTAGTCTTTACGCCGTTTCGGTTTCACCAGGCGTAACCTTGCAGCCAGTTCCCGGCGCTCTTTTTTGCTCATACTGTGCAGGTAATCGTGCAACTCCTTGTCATCCATGCGGGTAATGTCCGTCCTGGTATCCCCATCAGCTGATTTGTCTTTCCCTTGTTGGTTCAAATTTTCAGCAAGGGGACAGTTATTGCCACGAGTCCAAGGGGCGCAAGCGCCCTGGTCGGCTGCCGCCTCCTGAACGTCAACGGCTTTACGAACCATTTTCCACTTCACTGCATGAGTGCAGATCTTGCCCTCTGCAATGGGTGACCAGATGCCATAAATACGAATGCCGTGATCGCCATAGGCGGTCGGCTCTTCGTTGATTTCATAAGCGGTTCTGATGAGGTGATATTTACGGGGAACCAGTACGCCGCCCTGCTTCATGATGTAGGTGGCAAAACAACCAGCATCAGCAGCAGCCAGAATGGCATCAAGACGCGGGTTATCCAGTACCGGCGCACCTGCATTTTTGTCCCCCTGTTGCCTTGCCGCCTGACCAGCCAACAATCGCAGTTCACGGTAAGCCTGACGCCCCGGAATGCCAAAGAAGCGGAATTGCTGAACACGATGCAAAGACGCCCAGGCATTCACGTATTCAGCGTTATCACGCAGAGATTTACCCGTTTCCTTGCTGATCTCGCCAGCCAGACCACGACCGTCAATGTTCTTACTGATATATTTCGCGATGTAGCTTGTCGGCGTTCCTTTGCGCGGGTTAATCAACTCAGACTTAAAGCGCGGCCCAGTGTTATTGCCCAGCTCCTCGCGGTCTTCACGGATGGCAAACTTACGCAGTAATGCAGTGATGGCACGGCGGTCTTTTTTGCGCATGAAACACAACAGGTGCCAGTGAACTGTGCCATCATGATGCGGCTCAGCCACCCGCACGCCATACCAGCGCAACCCGGCTTTGTGCATCGCCTTACGAAATGCAGCAAACATGCCGACCAGATAATCGCTGCTTTGTCTTACCGTCGCGTTTGTCCAGGTCGGGTTTGGTCTGCCGTTATTTAGCGTGGAATGGAAACGCGACGGACAGGTGATAGTGTAGAAAACGGCGCAGTCACCGCGCATTTCCGCGATAAGCTCCAGACCTTTAACACAGGCCATCATCTCATTGCGGCGATGCGCAGGGTTGCTGCTGCTGGCGTTTACCACATCCTCCATGTCCAGCGTGTCGCCGTCTTCGTTCACCAGTTCATGAGAACGGAAAAACTCCAGCGACTTACGGCGCTGCTCACGTTTATGCATCACGGCTTCATAGCTGACATAAGGAGATGCTTTTTTGCTGACCAGGCAAACAGCGCGCAACTGCTCTTCCCGCCATTCGCAACGCATCTTCCATAATTTCCGATACCACCAGTCGGCGCACAACATACGCGCCAGCGAACCCGGAATGAGTTCATAGGGCACGGGTTTACGGCGGTTTCTTTTCCGACGGAGTTGCTCAAACGCAGGTGGGATGACATCCAGACGCAGGGTTTCCGCTGCCACCTTTTCCCATGTCTTGCGGATTTCTTCTGGCTTAACGTCATCGGTGGCATACAAATCACCACAAGCTGCATCAAGGCACATACTCATATGCGCAGCTACCAGGGTGGACAGGCGTTTCACCTGATCCTGACTCATTTCAGGCAGGATCAGCAGGCCGTCCAGCCCTTCATGGCTTGCCATAAAGCGAAAAGATGCAGATAGCTGACTGTCGCGTACATGCTCCAGTCGTTCCAGACATGGCTTAATCGTCTCACGTAAATAGCGGGAATAAGCCTTTGGCCTGCCCAGGCTGCTGAAGTATTCAATACGTTGCATCAGCGGCTTGCTGATATGGGAAGGCTGGGCGTTGACGTCCGCCAGAATGACCATGTCTGAATTAAAACGCTGCTGCTCATGCGCCAGCTTTGCCCGGCTAATGAGCTTATCCTGCTCCATTTCGCGCTGGACAGGATCACGTGATTCATTAAAGAAATAACGCTCCCAGACCTGATCACTCAGTGCCTCGCGGCGCAACTGTTCCTGCTCGTTATCGGCAGCGTACAGAGTGATCAGGTTTGAAAGCGTAGAAACCGGCGCAACTTCCGCCGGGTCCAGATAAGGGTTAATGGCCTTTTTCGGGCTGTTCCATGAGAATGCTGCGGCAGCCTCGTTAAAGCCGCAGCAGTTGTTCATATCGGCATGAGTCATGCACGTACTCCGTACACGGCAGAACTATCCACGCCACGCGAATAATCAAATCCCATCCAGCAGCACGGCCCGGAAACAGCAATGATTTCTGTTGCTGATTTACCCTCGCCAGCTGCCACACCGATGCTGCGTTTTACCTTGATATAGTGGTGAGTAAAATTGCGATACAGCGAACGGATCAGGGATGTGTCACTGTTAGAAACAATGACTGGATGTCCTTCTGATGACCGATGTTCAAGAACGGATGCCAGGTGATACTGGTCATCTTCAGTGAAACCATCAGTGTGATAGCCGGAAAACGTACCGTCATACGGCGGATCGCAATACACCACATCTCCCGCGTGCAACATTGCCAGCGTTTCATCGAAGCTGGCGCAGATAAATGTTGCCCGCTGGGCTTTTTCTGCAAATGCACGAATTTCTTTTTCAGGGAAATACGGATTTTTATAATTACCGTAGGGAATGTTGAAATGCCCGCTCTTGTTATAGCGACATAAACCACGGTAACCGTGACGATTGAGATACAGGAAATATACCGCTTTCATGAAATCAGTAATTTCAGTGGAGTAATTAAACTCCTGCCTTATGTTGTAATAAGCCACCTCCCTGTTTGCGATCTCAAATAAAACTCTGGCGCGAGATATAAACGATTCACAATCAGCGGCAACCTTTTTATAGAGGTTGATTAAATCAGGATTAATATCCGCAACCAAATAGCTGGGGTAATCCGTCTCCATCATCACAGCACAAGAACCCGCGAAAGGTTCAACCAGTCGCGGGCCAGCAGGAAGGTGTTTTTTCAGTTCGGACATAATGGCGGTTTTATTACCCGCCCATTTCAGGATGGTGCTCATACAGCACCTCCGTTGTAATGTTTACCTTTCAGCTCTGCGATTTCCTGACAGGTAATGCAAAGCTGCACTCCCGGAATGGCGCGGCGGCGTGCTGGCGGAATTGGCGCTTCACACTCAATGCAAAGCACGCGAGACACGCCCGGTGTTTTGGCACGGGCAGCACGGATGTGGCGCTGGCGTTCTTCTTCAACGCGCTGCTGTACGAGATCCATTGCATCAGCCATTAGTGGATCTCCTGCGCTTCGTTCTGGATTGCTTCAGCAGTCACACGCAGCAGTTCTGCCGCTTCGACGTGGTTTAGCTGGCGGGATGTAATATGACACGCCAGACTATCAAGGCGAGCTGCCATTGCTTCAGCCCTTGCTCGACGTTCTTCCAGACGAGCCTCTGTCAGTAAAATATTAAGCCCTGCGTCATCCGGTCCGGTTTTGGTCGTGAGGGTTTCAATATTACGCATAATCAATTCTCCTGAATTTAGATAAAGGGATGCCTGGCGGGTTTACGCCATTAATTTCATTAGTTGGTTAATTCGGCATGGTTAGCCGTCTGGGAAATAAGCTCACCACTGCACGAAAATGATTCATTGCTTTAATCAACTCCCGCTTTTCGTCAGTGGTCAGCTCATTAATGCTGATGCTATGACGTTCAGCTGGAATTTTTGCCATAAAGAATATGGCAGCCAGTGCCCGTTTATTTTGTTCGCTATTAATATCCCGTGAATCACGCATATCTTTAATAAACCGCTCAAGCTCTGACTCAATATTCAGGCCAAAAACTTTCGCCCTTAACTCCGCAATGTGATTAAGTCCATTCAGGCGTTCACCGGGGCTTAATGGAACAGTCGCCGCAGTGCAATTAATTGCCATAATTCATATCCCCAAAACGCAACTATCGTTGTTTGTTATTACGGTAACGTTCAAGAGGAGATACATTTTTTCGTATCGTCTCTTTAACCTGCTCTCCCCGTAAAAACGTCCCATCCTTTAGCGTGAAAAAGTAACTGCCATCGCCCGACAACGACGGATAACAACAGAGCAAATCATCTTCAGGTACTGAATAACTCTCCCCTCTGTAACGAAACTGATAAACCACTTCACCTTCCGCTGCATACATTTTGACTTTCTCTGTTTCCTCGTGGTCAATTCAGACAGCAATTCGTCTTGTGAATGACATGGATGCCAGCGTTTTCCATCCTCACCCATGATCCAGCCGTGACCGTAGTGCATTGCCGGGCTTTGCTTTACCAGCAGCGATGCAAATGATGGTTCTTTCGTCAGCATAAGCACCTCACAGCAACCCGAATGAAGCACCGAGACCAGTTACGGTATCAACTGCACTTGCCATCGCAGGATTAGCCTGTAAACGGGCCTGCAATGAAACAGCAGCCAGCGCCATCAGTCGTGTAACAGAGTTAATGCTGCTGATCGCATCACGACGGCCTGCACTGGTTTTTACATCGCCAGAAACCGCACCAGCCGCGACACGCCCTATCTCTGCAGTTGCACTCATGACGTAATGCGGTAGTTTCTCTTTTGCCACCTCATTAATCGGAACACATGGCAGACAATGAATCTGTGCCAGAAAACCATCTACCAGCGTTGAATCTTCAGTCAGATCGGTAAGTAGCCAGATATCTCGTGCAGTGAGCTGATGCGGTTGTTCCGGGTTCAGCTTGTTACGCAGCGTCTGGACGTTCATTCCCGCGAGTTCTGCTAGCTTCGCCATATTGTGACGTAGTGCAAAAGCTCTACAGGCTTCATCAAAATGCGGATGTTTGGAAATCTTGTAATCAAACATGGTGCTCCCTTAGAAAGTTCCCATAATTGAAATTACTTACCAACAATGACGCGGAAGTTGGAATGACCGAGGGATTCACGGACCTGATCAGTTTTGTACATCAGATAACGCAGGCTTACGCGGCCTTTGTTTTTTTCTTTCTTGACCATGTACTTAGCGAGTTGACCATGGTGAATTTTTTGGTAAACAGACCCGCGGGAAATCCCTTCCCATTCAGCGAATTCAGCAGGCGTAGCCATCTCTTTTGGTACACGAATTGAAATATCTGTGCTCATAGTGCAGTATCTCTTGGTTTAAGCTCGTTTTATGATGTTTAACCCCAACTTCTAAACTCTCATATTAGAAGTTAAACACAAAAATACGATCTCGTTATTGGATTGTCAAATGGAGAGTTCATCTTGAAGATTAGTACAGGTGCAAATACGGGAGGGAGAGAGACCATCAAAAGGCTGATGACAGCCTATGGTTTCAACACTCAGATAGCGTTGGTTGAACACCTCGAAGCATCAAAAAGCACCATGGCAAACAGGATGTTACGTGATAGCTTCCCTGCTGACTGGGTTATTCAATGTGCCCTTGAAACAGGTATTTCTCTTCTTTGGCTGACAACGGGCCAAGGGGAAATGTATCCTCAAACAGAAGAAAAAAATAAGTTCAAAAACGAGAGTTCACCTATAGTTCGCCCCCTTTCAAAGATAGTTATCCCATCAGTAAGGCAGGCAACCATTGAGAACGGAACGCTCGAAGAGATGGGGGATGTTTTCCTTGATCAGACTTTGATACCCGGAAAAGCCGAATATTGTTTGTACGTCAAAGCTAACGACGGCAATTACATTGTTGATACATCAACAAAACAGCTTAGTAACGGAATTTGGCTCATAGACATCGACGGTATGAAAAACATCGTCAAAATTGCGCGCATACCTGGAAACAAAATAGTAGTTAACCAAGATGACACTTCATTTGAATGTTCTGTAGATGATGTGGAAGTCGTAGGACGTGCAGTCAAAGTAATCAAGAACCTCTAACTTATGACCATCAGAAAACAGCCGAACGGAAAATGGTTGTGTGAGTGCTATCCCAATGGACGCAATGGTAAGCGCGTGCGTAAGCAATTTGCTACCAAAGGCGAAGCTATTGCATTTGAAAGCTTCACAATGGAAGAAGTGAACAAAAAACCATGGCTGGGGGAAAAGGAAGATCGGCGACATTTATCAGAATTAATTGAGCTGTGGTATTCCCTGTATGGTCAAACACTCACAGACCCCAAGCGCCTCATGGCGAAACTTAGTATTATCTGTAATGGTCTAGGCGATCCCATCGCTTCAGAACTGACAGCCGGTGACTTTACGAAATACCGCGAAGCACGGTTAAAAGGTGAAGTACGAAATGAAGATGGCACGCTTATGTCGCCCGTTAAGCCCCGCACGGTAAACCTTGAACAGCGCAATCTATCATCTGTTTTTGGTACACTGAAAAAGCTGGGCCACTGGTCAGCCCCCAACCCGCTTGCCGGGCTGCCAACATTTAAAATTGCTGAGAGTGAATTGGCGTTCCTGACCCCGGAAGAAATTAAACGTCTGCTGGATGCCTGTGCTGATTCTCAAAACTCTAGTCTGCTGACGGTTGCAAAAATATGTCTGGCCACCGGCGCGAGATGGAGTGAAGCCGAAAACCTGCAGGGCCATCAATTATCAAAATACCGGATTGATCCTACCCACGTAATATGGACACAGGCCTAA